CTTTCGGTCCCCCTCGCTCACGCACTTGCGTTTGTGAGGTTGCCTTGCCTTTCGGTTTAGGCTCCGTTAGACTCTCTCTTGTGTTGACGGTCCCTAATAAGGGTCGTACCCTTGTTTATACTGTCTCACTACTTGGAGTTAGATATGGGCGAGCCGTATTCACGGCAGAGTAGGTTTGCTATACAGACGGGATATACCGCCAAATGGGACGGTACTATCACGTCGTCTAGCCCTCCTGGCTCTGCTATGTCTATCACTAATTCCATTTCGGGCGAAAAAATGCCCAATTGGAAATCCATTGTAAGGGCTGGTGGCAATGCCACTACTCCTTGCTCTGGTAGTGAACTTTCTGGACGAAACTCGTGGTTTTCAGCCACGCGTAATCTCGTTTATAAAGACGCTACTCGCCCTGACAACCCGGTCAATACCACTCAAACGTGGGATGGATATTATCCATTCACGTTTGCTTGGCCATCGACCGGTGTACCATCTGACATCAAGTCCAGAATCCGTGACCGATGCTTGCGTACTTTTCTCTCTAATGCCCTTTCCGCGCAAACTGGCACTCGTGCCGGTGAGACGCTTGGGGAGATACGGGAGACGATACACATGATGACGCGGCCACTCGCTTCCTTGCAGGAGTTAGTGTTGGGCCATTTTAGCCGCCTTCGGAAAAGGCGGCGAGGGCTACAATCTAAACGTCAGGCATTGAAAGTGATAACCGACTCCTATCTTGAGCTTAACTTTGGATGGAACCCTCTCGCTAAGCAGATTGGCGAAGCCTATGTTGCATGGCAAAATCGTGGTAATCACTACGACTTTGTTCGTGTTCATGGCTCTGCCTCGGAAGATTATTCCGGTGCTTCTAGCGTTTGGTACCTACCTGGGCTTTCGCTCATCTCTAACCAGGGTACATTTCAAACGGTTTCGAAATGTTCTGTTAGAATGGATGGGATGGTTAAGACTGGGGCATCTGGTACTAATTGGTCGGTTCCTCGAACTTTCGGCTTACTGCCGGAACAATTCGTACCGACTCTTTGGGAACTTATACCCTATTCTTTCGTCGTAGATTATTTCACCAATGTTGGTGATATAATCCAATCGATGTGCTTTCCTTTTTCATCGCTAGCTTGGGCTAAGGAGACGACGCGAGATTCGACAACGTTCATTTTTGGAACGCCTCGTTATCTCGAGTTTAACCCCTTAGCTTCATACCAAACGTTGATTTCGGATCGGCACTCGATCATCGGTAGTAACGTCAAATTCACTGGAAAGTCCTGGTCTAGGCTCCCGATTATCCAATCCTCGCAATTGATTCCTTCGTTACACTTATATGTACCGTTGGTTTCAAAACCTTGGGTGAATATCGGTGCGCTTCTGGCACAGAAATCCAGTGGTTTGGTTCCTTACTATCCTCCCAATAGGAGGTAACTCCTTTGGTTGGTAAATCTAGACAACCAATGTTAGGTAAAGACTATGTCATTTACATTGTCCTCACCCGTTACTGGCGGGGCTCAGACCAATTTTACGTCTCCGACGTATACATTGGCCACAGATACGGCTCCGACGTCCGCAGGCAAACAGTATGCTGTATCCGCACTTGGCGGTACGCAAGCTGGTGTTGACTCTGCTTCGTCTCCGAGTCGGCCATTCACAATT